TCTAATAACTGTTTTAATAAATCTTCTTTCATCTAAAGTCTCTATCGTAAAACTTACCTAATATATTATCATTAAGATATTTATTAGTTTCTAATACCTCTAATACAAATTGCCACTTGCATTCTAAGTATGTAAGTTCTTTTTTATTAAAAGCCACCTGTAGTATTTTTCTTTCTAAATCCTCATTGTTTGCTTCTTTAATAAAAGAATGTGAACCATAATAAGTTTTCCAATCGCTTTCTTTTTGTACTTGTTTGTACATAGGAGGACGTCCTTTACCTTCCCAAAGTGCTTTTTCTTTTTTACCTAATTTTTTCTTTAAATTGTAAATTAAAGATTTTTTACCAATGTATTTTTTTCCAGTTGGTAAGTGTGTTGTTTGATAAATAAACCCGAATGCTCCTTCAGGAAGATCAATAATTTCACTAATTAATTTTTCTTGATAATACCACATAACTCTTAATGTACAAAAAGTATTTTAAAAAACCTAATTATTTTTAAATTTTTTAATTAAAAACGCAACTGTATCCCAATTACCCCCGTTGTGTACTTCTTTTAATCCTTGTTTTTGTAAAAAATTATAAGCCCATTTACTTAATTCTCCAGTAGCACAACATATTATTATTGGTTGCATTATTTTTATTTCATCTACTTTAGATTCTATTTTTGTATATGGTATGTTAATAGAACCTTTTATGTGAGAATTACGAAACTTTATTTCAGTACTAACATCTAATATAGTAGCCATATTATTTATCCCAACGGATTATAAAGGTAGTGTCTGTTTCATCTGACATTCTTGTAGCTTGGCCTAATTTTCCTACTACTAATAATTCACCAGCTTCATTATATAAACCAATAGTTGTAACATAAGGTTTAAAAGTAGAACCTGTGGCGAAATTAGCTATATCCTGACTATTTGTGTTTCGGTTTTTTCTTGCAGATGGGTTTAAGGTAAAATTATACTCATGCTCATTAATAGTACATTGATATTCATTTTCATAAATTAAATGGGTTCCTTGAAATTTTAAATTAAATTCATTTCTATTACTACTCGTTATATTGTATTGTTCAATATCATCACTACCAATTCCAGCCCCGTATAAAATCCTCCCATCAGGCCTAACAAATATACTTCTATTTCCACTTTCATTTTGATTAATAACTGTAGTTGTACTAACATAAGTTACATCAGGATTACCACTTACTGTTTTAAAAGACCAAGGTGTGTTTAGTAAAAACTCATGAATACTATCGTTTCCTGCTTGTTCTACTATTAATACAGTTCTTCCATCTGGTTTTACACTAAATGCTTCTACAGTACCTATAGCTGGAGCTCCGGGTGCTGTAGAAAAATCTGCATTTGATGTTTCTGTTAGTGAACCCCCACTAAAACCTGATATACTAGTTATATCCCAAGGTGTAGGGACATTATATTGTTTTATTTGATCAAGAGCATTATCTGAAATATAAAGTTGAGATCCATCTGGTTTCCAAAATAAATCTCTAGGGTCAGAAGTTATACTTGAACTAGCATTAAATACAGAAGAAGTTATAGCCCAAGACTCAGATAAATCATATTGATATATTTTATTTTGTTCACTACCAACAAAATACATACGAGTCCCATCTGGTTTAAAAAACACACCATGTGGGTCAGTTTCTTTAATAGTTACACCATTTGCTAAGGATTCAGAAGTATTTAAGAATAAATTTGCAGCTGAAGACGTTACTATTAAAGAGCCTATATCCCAAGAAGAACTTAATTTAAGTTCTATTATTTTACCAATATTTGTAGTTGTTGTACCAAATTTACCAGTTACATATACTCTATTTCCGTCTGGTTTAAAAAATAAACCCGAAGGTTCTATTGAATTAGCTGGGCCTCCCCCTACGTTTACAAGAGGTGTTTCTTTTGTAAAAGCTAATTCACTTGAATCCCAACCTATATAATCTAAATTAATTTCATTATAATAATTAGGATGGGTTATTGTTACTAAACCAGATTCATAAAATATATTTCCTATATAAGGACAACCATTACTACTACTATAATGGTTTAATATTTGGGTATCTGTTAAAGGATCATCATATATATTAATTTGACTTAAAGCCCCACTTAAAAAATTAGATATTCCTCCTTTATTACCTATATATAAATTAGCACTATTTTGAGTATTTCTTTTAATAAGGGGAACTTCTGATCCTGATGTTCCACTTCCTATACCATTTATAAAAATCTCCATATTAGAAGAAGACATTCTACATGTTATATGTTGGTGGGTATGTAATGTTAAAGATGAACTTATAGTAAATGTTTGATCACCATCTGATCTTCTAAAAAATAATTCATCCCCTGTAGTATATATTTCAAAAGGGTAGTTATTACCCGCTGGTTTATCTACTAATTGGTTTGACCCTGTGTCAAATAAATTTTTAAAACCATTTCTACTTGTTGCTGGTGAAGGAATTACTGTTTTTGTAGTGCTTTTTGAAACTAAATAAGAGGTATCTATAGATGACTGTGATATATTTGCCCAAAAAGATATTGTAAAATCATCTCCTGGATTAAAATGAAATTTTTCATCATTTTCTATTTTCATTTCAGAAGTAGTACCATTAAAATTTATTTGAGAAAATTCTCCACTACGTAATTTAATAGGAGTAAAAGTAGTATCTTTATAATTTAATAAATTAAAAAAATAACTATCATCTATTACATTTTCTTTTGTAAATGAAGTAATACTTTTTATATTTTTTTACCTCTTCTATAATAAACTCCTGCTTCAAACTCATCATTTATAACATTTAAATCATATTTTTTAAAACCCTTTTCTGGTCCTATTCTTAAAACATTAGCTCTAATATCTGTAGAGTAATTTAATAAATTTGATCCACTTATATATAAATTTCCATAAGAATCATCTACTATTAAATTGTAAGGGGTTCCTGCTCCTGATATATTATGGTTACTGGCTGATAAGAAGAATGATCCTGGTTTTATATTACTACCACATAACCCATTAGGGACAGATATTATTTGGACATTTTTATATAATTCTCTTTTATGTTTTAAATAATGAACACTTCCTAATTTTTCATTAAGACTTAATTTATAATTTTTATAAAATAAATGATCTAGTTGAAAATATTTTAAAGAATTATTTACATCTAAAGTAGGATAATTACCTCCTTTAGCACCAGAACTAAGAGTATCAATAGAAGCTGATGTCCATTGTGCATTTGTTTTAGTTAGCTTATTTTGTTCGAAGGAAGAAGATATAAAACTATATTGTTTGTGAGCATTAAATGGTACTTGACCTATGTCTTGGGCTGAGAATTTTTTGTAGGTTGAATACATTTAAACAACATTATTTTAGTAATCTAATTTTACTCTAATTAAAGCTTCTTTAGTAAAGTCTTTTGCTACAGGTTGACTTAATTTAGCTACTGCTAGTAAATCTCCATTATCATTATATAATCCTACAGTTGAAATGTATACCCTAGGCATATCTATCATAGTTGTGTGATTTAAATTTCCTTGTCCATCTACAAAAGAAGGATTAGTAGAATAATTAAATTCAAAGTTTTTAACTCTTGTAAAATAATATTGTGATGATATTCTTTCTTCACTATCTACTATAAATTGTGGTGTAGCACTATCTATAGCATTATATAATTTTTGAATATTTTCACCATTAGCATTACTATTTTTAGTTGGAACTAACTGTGATATTGTAGTTCCTACAGCATCAGGATTTAAAACTATTAGTCCTGCATCAGGGTAAAATAAACCATAATAAGAAGTTGTTCCTACTTGAGCTATAGATGATCCTAACATCACACCACTAGAACCAGATACTAAATTAAATTGTCTACCAGCATTAGTAATAACTGCAGAACCCGTAGTTGTAACTGAATCATCTGTTAATTGGAGAGTGCCTCCTGCTGCTTTTAATCTTAAGTTTAAAGATCCTGGTTTTAAATTATGTCTATATCTAGCTCTATTTACATTTATTACATAAATATCATCTGGTGTATGAGTACTAAAAGTAAAGTTTTGTGTTTCGTCTCCATATATTAATTGACGATATTGGTTATATATAACCTTAGTAGCACTAAACCCAAATGAACCAGTATCATTTGTAAAATCTTTAGATCCTGAACCGTTTTTATGTCCATAAGTTACAGAAAATTGAACTGATGCACTTACAGAACTTGTATGCATGTTATATACCTCTATAAAGAAATTTCCTTGTGAGTTAGGATCTGTTTGTGTTGCTTGGATAGAAGATGTTTCAAATGTTGTTAAATTATTAGTATTATCACTCCATGTTGATGTTACAACTTTATCTGTACTTAGTACTACGTCGCCTTCTCCATATCTATTAATTGTTGCCATTTAGTTTTATTTTTTATCTAATTTGTACACCAGTTTCACCTGTTGCTTTTGTAACTATTACTTCTTTTGTTATTTTAACTGGAACTGTTACTCTTGCTCCTGAATCAACACCTTCAATAGTTAAAGTAGTTAATAACACACTATTTGTTCCAAATAATGATGTACTATTGATTGCTGTTAGAGATAAAGATTGTCCTTTAATTGTTTCACTAAGAGCAGATTGTGTAAAAGGTCTTGCTGTTCTTGATTTTCCTCTAGCTCCAACACCTACTGCTTGTGTAAATAATCTTCTGTCTGCTACTGTGAAGTAGTATCCTCCTGGTTCTTTTAAATTTGATAAGCCTGAGAAATTTAAAGTAGTTGGGTTAATGGTAGTAGTAGCACCCAATGATAATTGTACTGCTGATAAATTAGCTGTTATTACTGGTAATTTAGATGTTCCTCTTGGTAAAGTAACTAATTTATGGATCATTATATTATTTTCGTCAGGAAAAGCTTCTAATATAGGCATATTTTCAATTGCTTCACCATTGTATTGTGAACCATTTGGGTGGTCTTCATTATATAATGTGTAATCAATTTCATCATCACCCAAAGCAAATTGTGTAATCCTGAAGGAGCCATCATTTCTTGCTAATGCTTGTCTTCCTGCTTTAGTTAAAATTGCATCTACTGTAATAACTGTGTTGTCTAAATATCCCATTTTATTTTATTTTGTTATAAATATATAGTTTTCTAAAAAATATTAATCTTTTAATCCTAAACCTGGATTTAAATGATTACCTTTTAGTTTTTTAGGTTTTCTTATAATTCTTGGTCTTTTAGCTCCTACTCCTTTTCTATTAGGACCTTTTTCTATTAATTCTGCTTTCTTTAAAAAGTAATCTAAATTATTTTTTATTTGTGGATTTATATTTTCGGGAATACATAAAAATCCTTGCCCCCCTATCCCATCAAATAAATGATTAGCTTTATTAATGTCAGTCATAATTACATTTTTTCTTTTAATTAATTTAGAAACTGTAAATTTATTTAAAGTAGGAGCTCCAGCAAAATTACCACTACCAGATACTGTTCCTAGGGGTTTATAATAACTTGCTGCGCCTTCGGGATCTTTTCCCCCAACAAACCAGGTATAGTAATCATATTGAACAGCTGAATCATAAGAACTTTGTACTACATATTCTTCAAATGCTGGACCTACTGCTTTTGAATTTATAGAAAAAGCAGTAGAACTTAATACGCATACTTGAGTAGTAGCAACACCAGGAACTGGTATTAATCTACCTGGTGATAAAGATAAACTACCAAAATGTCTTAAAGGTTGAGTTGTATTTTTTCCATATCTTAATTCTGTTTGTATATCTCTTATACAATTTGCTGATTCATTAAAAGTTATAATATGTAAGTCTTTTTTAGCAGGAGCAATTCCATATTGTCTTTGTTCATTTTCATCTTCAAATCTATATTCATCGTCCGTAGTTGCAAAATCACTACCAACAGGTTTATGTCCTATTAATCTATGAAAAAATCCCCATACACTAGTAGATAAATCTCCTGTAGTATGTAAATGACTTCCTCCATTAGGAAAAGATGTAGTACCAGAAGCTGAATTATGTGGTGCTGGTGCAGTTCCTGAACGGTAAAAGAAAGAACTAGATTTTGGTCTCCTCCACCACCAAGTATCTATATTTTTATTTATTGTAAAAGATCCTGTTATTACTGTTCTACTGTTTGTGTTGAAAAGAAAAGGAACATTATTTTGTGAAGGATTTTTTGTTAAAAAAGGATTATACTGTACCCCGTAATAATCTTTTGTTGTATTGTTTGCTACATACTGAGTAGTTAACTGTAATTCTTGGTTAAAAGGGGCTTCAGAACATGAAATGTATGTGGCTAATTCTGCAAATAAACCAGCATTAAAATGTACATTGTACTCATCTTGGATATCATGTTCTGTTCCTTCGTCTAGTAGTCTAAATGTAAATTTAGAAGCATATGACATGTCTTGTTTTAGTACTCTTTCAAATACATCGTCGTCTGGTCCTAGTAATTCTGTTATAAAGAAAGAATCATTTTCTGGGTCAAATGTATATGCCTTACTTAAAAATATATAAGAAAAATCAGGTCCTACATTAGGAAATCTTTTATCTTCTCGATGACCTATTAAAGTAGCCCCAAAAAATACAGTATTAGTAAAAGTTTCTACTACAGGGTTTGCATCTAAATTACCACTATCTCCATCCCAAGATCTTGTTATATTAATTAAATGTTGAATATTTTCGGATTTTATACCTCCATACTGTCTTGGGGTGCCTTTTGGAGAAAATTTATTTTGAAATAAACTAGTTATTTCACATCCATCTAAACGAGGATTTGTCCATCCTTCTGTACTTAGTAGGGCATCATCAAATTCAACTGAATAGTCTCTTCCATCTTTTACCTTATCACCATCTTTTTGGCCTGGTAAATGAGCTACTCTACTTCTTACTGATACTGGTGCAAAATTATTTGGAAATATAGCCATAATTAATAATCTGTTTCTCTTCCTAGTTGTAAACTACGGAAATAAATACTTGAGGGTCTTCCTTTCACTGCATTTCCTAATAAAACACTTGATTGAAAAGGTTTGTAATGAAAAGGAATACCGGTTGTTGATACTGGTTCTATAGGTGCCTGAGCCCCAAATTGAGGTTCACTATTAATTTCTCCAGCATATGTTGATATTTGAATAGATGCTGAAAGTTGTCCCCAATATCCAGACCCACTTGGTGAAACATCTTCATTTGCCAAAAATGTTTGATGAGAATCTGTTAACATAGTTGTAAACTCATCTGTTGTTGGAGTTTGGATAGAGAATTTATTTCTTTCTAAATAATGAGGTTCAATTAAAAGTCCTGTTTTTAAATTTGCTTTAGCAGGTACGTGTTTTTCTATTATTTTAAATAAAGTATGATCAATATATTGTATTAATTTTGTATAATCCCAAATATTATATCTTTGATGGTTTTTATATTTTTTAAAATACTGATCTTTAATAGTTTTTAAATCAGGATATGTACTAGAAGATTGAGCTGATTTTAAAGGGGATCCTATATAGTCGTCTAATCTAAATCCTCCTAAAGTATAAACTATGTCTTCATTTATTTCATGTTGTGGAGAAAAGAAAATTCCTAAATCTTCATAATCTTGTGGCTATCTATCTAAAGTAGATGTTTCAGATTTTATTATTGAAGATATAATATTATCATCAATAGATCCAGAATCTATTCTTACCTTTTCACTTGACATAGAAGCACCTACGGTATCAGGGGTAACTAAATGGTGTTTTTCCACATTTGATACCCATGTTTGTGAACTCATGTTTGTAGAGATACTTTGACTTGTAAAAAAGGTTGTTAATTGGTTTGGGTGGTAACTTCCACTAATTTGATAATCTAATATATTATTACTACCTAAAGGTAATCTAAATACTATATTATTAAAAGAAGAAGAAATAGTATTACCCGCGTACATAAAGGGTTCTAAAGAATGTTTAGTAAGAGTATTATCAGATAAAAACTCTGAAAAATGGTATCTTATTTCTTGAAGTGAACCTGAATAACTTAGAGTATCAATTTCATTATATGCACTATTTGGGTTTGGACTTACTCCTCCAAAATAAGCAAAGGATGCTCCTCCTATATTACTATCCCCAAATGTTAATGTTCTACTTGCTCTATCTTGTTCATGACTTGCTGTAAATTTAAATGTATTTTTTAAATAATTAGTTTGGTAAGCACCAAACTGGATGTTTGCAGATCCCGTACTGTCAACAAATAGTGATGTCCCAATGTGTATATTCCAGAAATTACCATTATATGCAGGAAAATTTTTAGTAGAAGCTTTTACATCACCATTAATAAGTAAATCTATCCTACCAAAATTATTTGCATCATTAGAAGCAGATATGTCACTACCTGTATATGGTGTTAATATTATATGTGGATCTTTGGTTGCATTACTACCAGATAAACCAAATAAATGATATGTATTTACTGATCTATATGGTTTTATTCTAAATTCTACTGTTTTCTCCATCACATTACTGCTATTTGAAGCAGATATTACGTCTGTTAGTGAAGATGACCAGTGGGTTTTTATAAAGTATCCTGATGTGCCTGAATCTCCTGTGTATGAGTGAGCATATTTATCATAACTAAAGGTTTTATATCCTGTTCTATCTTTTACAGCACCCCCATATTCTTTTATATTTAAAACAGTTGAAGGTAAACCATAACAGTTCATTAATGCATGTATTCCTCTTTCTGTTCCTTTTGTTTTTAGAAGATAAGGAGCATTATGATATAATCTTTTAAATGCTTCTTTAGTTATATCTCCTTTAGGTATAGATCCCGCATTTGAAGATGTTATTAAAGACTGTGAAACGGGAGTATCATAAAAAGGGCTTCCTGCTGTTCCCTCTCCTAATATATATTCTATTAAGTTAGAATTTTCAAATTGATCAAAAGTATCTATTCCTAAACTTTTTAAAGCTAAATAAACTAAATTTTTAGAAACACCGTTTGTGTGGTGAGTATCTTTTTGTTTAGTAATATGATGTACATAAGTCCATATATGATCAAAATGTTGACCTACCATATTAATAAACAGTTTATACTGGTCATTATTAGGATTATCTGATATATGTCTGGGTATTAAGTTTGTTAAATTATGTGGGTTTTGTCTATCAAATAAAGAAGCTGATAATAATTGCCCACCATATAAACTTGCATTTTCTATATCACTTCCTAACCAATCTTTTGCTGCTGATGATGTTATGTGTGCTAGTGTATATGGTGATATAGTATTTGTTTTAGGCCAAGAATAGGCGCCTGATTCAAAATATAAAAAACGTTCATATCCATCAAATCCCTTAATTAAGTTTGTTTTCTTATTACTTACAACCTTTTTATTAGATAAAACAGCGGCACTAGCAGAAGTAGGGCCTATAATTAAATTTATATCTTTTATTTGATTATCATATAATTCTATTAAACTTAATTTATATTTAAAATTTCTTAACCTCTCAGTAGCACTACCAAAATGTATAAAATTTTCAAAATGGTAAGGTACTTCTAAAGAAGATGTATCTTGTGATCTAATATAATCATATTGTATGTTAGGTACTTCACTATTTTCTAGTTGTTGTAATAAATGCTGGTATGAGGATGTTAAAGAATATTCTAGGGCACTATCAAAACTTTTAAATTGTGAAGGTACACTGTTTAATAATCTAGTATCTATATTATAGTTGGGGCCTTGTAGTTGTACACTTGTATCTCTAGGAAGAGGTTCCCCTAAATCTACATCCATAGAAATAGGATCTGTTATTTCTAGAGCTATTCTAAATTTATCCCCTACAGATAATTCTGGGTCTAGAGGTTCAAATAACTTTATTAATGCTTCAGATCGAATATTACTAACTGCTAAGTTTATAGCTAATTCGTTTTTATTTCTATCGAAGTTTAATACAAAATCTTTATAGAATACTGCATCTTCTAACCTACTAACAAGTATATTTAATTGTGTTTTTACAGTATCATCATCATTATAAGCTATTTTTAATTCTCTTCTTGAAGGAGATATTTCTTTAATACTAAAAATCCTATTAAAACTATTAAGGATTTGTTTCTTATGAATATTTAAAATTAATTTATATTGTCCAGAAGTATAATTTAAATCATTTAAAACTTCTACAGGATTAACTATTATATTACTTGTCTTACCATATGAATCTGGGTTAGTAGGGATTTGATAATCTTGGAAGTCATTTATAGATTGTAGTAGTTGACCTTTAAGGTTATAAATATGTGCTTCTACATAATCTTCTTCTGATCCAAATTTTCTTCCTATTACCCTATTAGCTGTGTCTCCTAAAAGATTAGATTCTATTCTTTCTATAGTATCATATTCACCTCTAGATATAGCTCCTGATCCTCCTTGTGAAAGTAACTCAGCATTTTTTGAATTTTGTTTAATAATATTTTTAGCTACTTCAATAGGATCAGCTGTTTTAGGGATATTGATTTTACCAGTATTTATCTGTTCTACAATTTTATTTATATCTTTTGTAGATGGTTGATTGGTTTTTATCCTTTTACCTTTTTGTGATATTTTATTCTTAAATGACTTCATTTATTATGAAAATCTTACGTTTCGTTCTTTATAATATGTTCCTACTATATCTTCTAGATCGCCTTTTCCTTTTTCCTACCCATTAAATTGTTGAGTATTAGATCTTTGAGATGCAAAATCTCCTTCTGATAGATTATCATATAATTCTGATAGTCCTTCAATAGATATTTCATCTCCACTTTCTATTCTTTGATAAATTATTTTATAAGCTGCTAATTTTCTTCTTGCATCATTTAATTCTTCTCTTGCTTCTTCTCTTAATCCCCTTGAACGATCTTTTTCTGGACCATCTGGAAGAGTATTTAAATCATTACTGTATTTAAAGAACTGGTTTTCCATATTTCTTTCTAAATCCCAAGCTTGTGTTATTTCATTTTCTAATTGTACTTTGTATTCTTTTACACTATTATATAAGTCTGGATTTGCTCTAAAATCGGAAGGATCCAACATTACAGCTATTGATTTAGGTCTTAAAGGCAAACCTCCTCCTAAATCTTCTTTATCAAAAGAAGGACCATTATCAATTTGATTAATAATATCTCTTGGTACTGCTTTAACTATATTCATTTCATAGTCGTCATCATCTTCTTTAAAACCTAAAGCTAATTTTAAAGCTGCATAAACACTACCTGGTCTACCCCCTACTATAGGGCGTTTTTTACCTTTATCCATATAGAAATAAGAGCCTCCTTTATCTATAGATATAATTGTTCCATTTTTGTAGAATGGATGCTCTTCTGGATTTTCTAACTCATCAATTCTTTCTTGTAGTTCATCTATTTGATCTTCTAATTTTTCAATTTCAACATCTTTTTGAGCAAATATATTTAAATATTCTCCGCTTTTTTCTAATATAGCACGATGTGATTTTTCTTCACCTTCATCAGGTATATCAAAAAACAATTCATCATAATCTTTAAAAAAATTATCAATATTTTTTTTAGGATCAGATTTATTAATTTCTGAAAAGCTTAAGTCTAAATTATTTCTAAAACCATCTGAACCATATAGTTTTTTTTCAATAATAATATTTTGATTATTATTAGGTGTTAAAACTTTAGGTAAGTTTTCAGGAATTTGAATTTTTTCTGTATTATATATGTCTGCCATTATCTAACTACTTTAAATGAATAATCTTCATCATATATATTAATTCCATCATTATTATCTACTCTAAATTGTAACTTATAATAACGTTCTGGTTGTAAACCTTCCATAAATAAATCAAAAAACATACCATCACTATCTGCACTTATTTTTGTAAATTTAGTATCAAAAGGAATTATTACCTCATCTGTTTCTGCGTCTCTAACACTGTAGTAACTTGTTTCGGGTAAATATTGTATGTTTAAATAATTTGAACTTGTTACAAAAGTCCTGTCTGGGTATCTTTTTCTTGTTGTTAATCTAAAACGATGTTTTGATTTTCTTTGAAATTCAGATTTATTATCATATAAAGATAAAAATATATCTCCACTATTTAATACAGTACCTCCACTTGTAGAATATACTGCGTCTTGCCATTTAAATGTTAGTTTTGGTGGATAAATTGTATGAGTGTCTGTTGAAAAATATTGCATTTCACCCGTACTACTTGATGTATCTGTTTCTACAGAATCAGGTTGTTTAATTATAAATCCATGGTTTTCTATACCATTAGGATAAGTAGTTCCTGCAAATAAACTTGCTGAGAATTTTTGAATTATGTCTGTTACATTAAAACTAGTATCTAATTTATCCCCATTTTTAAATTGTTGGGTTGCTTGATATCCTACTCCTTTGTACCAAGCCCCTCCTCCTTCTGTTATACCACTTGCTATTATTGAACCTGATGTTCCACTATTAAAAGGTGTTGTTGTTGTGCTTGTTGCTCCTTGTACTGAAAAATTTCCTATAGAAGAAGTAAATACAGCTTGGTTATTTCCTGCTACGGAACTTGTTGTTACAGTTACGTTAGTTCCTAAAGATGATCCAGATAAAATTAATGTATTAGTTGATTCGTTAAATGAAGCTGTTACATTATTTAAAGATGAAGATAAATTTATAACGTTTGCTAAATTATTTCCAAATGCTGTTATTGATGAACTTATTTCTACAAAAAATTCTGAGTCATTGTTATCAAATAATGAGGCAGATAT